AACCAGCGTGGTTAATACCTCAATACTGGGATACTTGATGGCGGATTCTGATATGGCTACCTACGACCGCACCACGGACTCGCTTGAGGCATTGGGCACTAATATTGCCGCTGGAACAGGGGCAACGGCTGCCATTGAAGCGGACTTCCTGGACGAACTCATTATAGCGGCAGTGGCTACTGGTGTCGATACGTCAGTGGACGATGCCAGTGTTCTGGGATACCTTATGAGTGCTGCTAACATGAGCACTTATGACAGGACCACGGACAGCCTTGAGGCCATAGGTACCGATGTTGTCGCTATTGAAGTGGATACCACGGCCATCGAAACGGATACCCAGGATCTTCAGAACGTGGGGGAACGATCCCTTACCTATGCTGCTGCGGTTTTACCTGCCACGACAGCGACAGCAATTTTCACCGTTGGCACCGGACCTGTAGAGATCCTGAGTCTTGTGGGATATGTAACAGTTGGGATGGACCCGGCGGCTAATAACCTCAAGTGGATTGCCAATCCTACTACCGGAAGTGATACGGACATCTGTGCAAACCTCGATGTTACTGGTGATGTAGCTGGGACAACCTATACCCTGAGTACGTCTCTTGCCACCGCACTTCAAGAGGGCACGAACGGTGTTGATGAAGGGATGGGTGCTTTTTCGATTGTCGTCCCAGTCGGGACTCTTGACCTAAATGCTGATGCCACTGCTACGACTGGAAGAGTGGAATGGCATATTAGGTATAGGCCTATTGCATTAGGCGCAGACATAACCCTGACACCATAAAGGGTGTATATGAACTATTTGGTTTATATATTCGTGGCATTAGTGCCATTCATTATCGCGGACGAGTTATGGGATTACTCCAATCTGCCTAAGACACTGTTCATTCAGAATGGGGTAATCCTACTCGCCGTGGTATTCTTCTGGACCCGAAAGCTCAGGAAATTTGATATGAAGGTTTCCCGAACCCTGATAGCTTATATGGTCTTCTTAGCCTGGGCCGGGCTATCAATCCTTTGGGCTGTTAATAAGTATGAGGCGGTTATAATCTTTACCCATTGGGCAACATGCGGGATGTTCCTGTTCCTTGTTCAGAACTTGAACATAAATAGGACTATTATGTTCACGATTCTATTACTGACTGCTTGGACAGTTGCCCTTATAGGCCTTGGCCAGCATTTCTTTCACCTTGATTGGGTATTACAGAGTGCTAGACCAGCCTCCGTATTCGCTAATAAGAACCTTGCGTCGGCGTATATTCTCATGATACTGCCGATAGGTGTGGCCCTAATGGTATCTGTGTGCCGGCGGAGGATAGGGAAAGACTTGATTATTTCTTTACTGGTGAGTTTTATCATATTGGCGACCATGCTCACCTATCTCTATGTCGCTGAATTCAGAACCGCGTTCCTTATCGTTCCGATAATCGGCACTTACTATCTTGTGAGATACCTTCGTAAAACTGCTTACACCGATTATGCTCTGCTGATTCCCGTGCTTGCTGTGCTGATAGTGGCTAGTTATTTCTATGTGAAGCCTGAGGTTTTCCATAAAGCCACTGAGAGTCGATTTCAGATCTGGCGCAATACAGGCGAAATCATCAAGAAGCATCCCATTGTTGGAGTAGGTATCGGCAATTTCAGGGTTCATTACGACAAGTATTCGGATATAGCACTGAACACCAATGAACCGCATAACGATTATATCCAGGTGTTCTGTGAGTTGGGCATTGTGGGCCTTTATTTTGCTTTTCTAGTCATTGCCTATGCGTTCTGGGGAGCCCAGAAGGAATACGATCTCTACTCTGCCGGTCTGAAAGTCGGATTAGTGGTCTTTTTGATATTGGCAATGGCTCATTTCCCTTTACAGAAGGCGACTGGGCCTTATCTTTCCGCACTCTATTTGGGGATGTTAAAGGTATGAGAATAATTTCCCATATATTGATATTGGTCCTGATAATTGGGATATACGTCAGTTATTGTCAATGGCAGGGTTCCCATTATTACCTATTTTCTGCCGCCATGGAGAAAAACAGTAAGTGGACGGAGACTATTCTGTATGCCATGAAAGGGTTTAAAGCTAATCGATTTGATGACAGACACTTGCACCTGTTGTCCAAAGCATTGCTTGAACAGGGTCGTTACAAACCTGGTATTTCAATAATAAAAAGGGCTCTTGCCGTCAGACCGCATAAAAAATATTTACTCCGTAACCTGAAACTGGGTGTGCAAGAGTTTAAAGCCGGACAAGATAAGAAATAATGGAAAACAAAATGTTTGATAGATTGATGAAGGGTTTTGTGACAATTCTAGCCATTGCCGCGTGTGTCGCCGTTGTGTTTGTTGTAGTGACGATGATACCCGGTGGCACTGGGGGTAAATTACAGTTGGGCAGCATTGAAATCTCCGACTCTAACGGATCGGTTGATATCTATATGGCCATTAGTTACCCTACGTTGGATATGAAGAATACGCTAAAGAATATGTTGTTCAGCAGTGAAAGAAAAGCAGCAAAAATAAAATATCAAAACCCTCTTTTTGCAGTAGTAGGGGGAGAACTGTTGAGCTACTACTCGGATGCGATTGTCCAGATCGAACCTTCACCTAATGAAGATGAATTTATAGTAACTATAAAACGAAAGTAAATTATGTCTTTAAACGCGACCAAGAAAACAAAGCTTTGCCTTAAATGTCAGGCATGTTGCAAGTTGATAGCGATCCCCACACAGCGCCCTAGCGAGACCGATATGATATTCTACAGGGCCAGGGGCGGCCGACTTGCCCCGTTTAAGGGAGTGCTTTGTATGGTCGTACCTTCTCCCTGCCCTCAGTTAGGCAAGGATGGGTGCAAGATTCAGGACAAGAAACCTACGGACTGCCAAGACTTTGATGGGAGAAAAAACCCGATAACGGCAGATATTTGTCTGTGGAGTAAATCAAACCACGAGAAAGGGGTATAGAATGGGTCTAATTAAACTCATCGAGGGTGATGATGAGGCACGGCAAAACAAGTGTACGGCAGAGATTAACGAAATCCTTAAACGATACGATTGTGTGATGATCCCAACATTGATCATGGCCAGCAGGAAAATGATCCATCGAGTAGATGTTATAGCGAAAAAAAGGGACATACCAGCACCACACGTAGGACCGAATTGATATTTATAAACTTTTAGTAAGGAGAGCCAAAATGTTAGAACGATTGGAAATGCACGACATTCAGGACAAGACTAGGCTACTTGACGAGATGAATGAGACTCGTGAGGCGGTGAATGTGTTGGAGGCGAGAGTTAAAAATCTTGCAGCAAGGGCCCCTATACCTGGGGTATCAGTAAAATCCAAGCCTAAGAGGTCTCATAAGAAAAAGGTTGTTTAAATCTTCGTCATAGAAAGGCTATAATGCCTGATTACTACGTATTCATACTCTTTGCCATGGGGGCTGCCTTTACCCTCGGGGCAGTAATTGTAGGCGGTTATCTAGTCTGGAAGACCAAGCGTGACCCCGGAGACTCGCTATTCCAGATGAAAGAAGCGCCGGGAGAGGCTTTCAATGTCGTTGATACTCTGAGTGAAGAGGAAAGTGCTGAAACCAAGCCTACAAAGACACCGGCGGCGACGGCAGCTGCGGCCCTGAAGTTCAGAGAGCAGATGGAAGAGGACAAAGTGCCTGCACCGAAAGTGGCAAAGGATTTGGGGAAGGGAGAGGAATCGAATGAATAAACCAGACCACATGGGCCTTCATGCAAGAAATGCTAGGATATACGAAACGCTCAAAAGCATGGGCCTCTATATCGAACCGTATCTCAACAAACAAGGGGATATAGATTTTCTCGCTGTGTCCGCTGGTAGGTCGATGAGAATCGAGCCAGTTTATAAGGATGAGACGGAGAAAGAGGTAGACTTTTGGAAGATTTCAACAGTCTATCCCCTTACTGAGGAAGAAATTAAGTCTATGATGGCTCTTCTACCTCTTTCTAAGCTGATGGAGTTGATTCAAGAGAAGGAGAAGAAGGAGAAGACTCAGAAAATGTTAAAAGAAATTTTTAAGGATAAATAATGCCTAAACTAACTGGCCTGGACGTTATCTGTCCCATGTGCGCAGAAAGCTATTTGGAGACCACAAATAAGTTTAAACCGACTATCGATGCCAATGCCGGGATGCTAACCCTCAAACAGGCATACACGGGTGAGGCGGGCAATCAATGGACTGGACCCCCTCCGGATCCTACAGCCGGTTATGGTATGCTTGAGTGCCCAGGGTGTGAAGCTCCTCTGGCACCATCTGGCTATTTGATAGTAGTAGATGAGAAAGGCGAATTGATCAAGATGGGCAAAGACCAGGAGCCAAAAGAATTGGTTTGCCCGCACTGTCAAAGGGAATTCAAGAAAAAGGCCCATCTTGGCAGTCACATGAGGGTGCATAAGAATGAGACCAAGGACCGAGATTAAGAACGATATACCGGCATTTCCGGGTTGGGATGATAATTATGAGATGCAGGGTATCCGCAACACTCAGACAATGCTTACCCTGATCTTGGAAGTAGCACTGGATCTACGGGATATAATGGTAATAGACAAGGTGAAAAGCTCTAAGAAAAAGGATGGAGGGTAAATAAATGCCTGAAACCGCAAAATCAAATAGTCCTTACCTTCAGAACAGACAAGAGATAGAAGAACAAGGGGAGACAAGAGGTTGTGTCTATCAAGCGAGAAACCTACTTAATGGTAAATGTTATATTGGGAAGACTATTGGAAGCCTTAAAGGACGCACCTATGGACATATACACGATATCAAAAAAGGTTCTAATTCTTATTTCCATAATGCTATTCGAAAATACGGCTTAGAATCTTTTCAATGGAATGTTCTGTATCGAAGTAATAATGAAAATGATTTACTTGAGATGGAAAAGGAATTTATAAAATTATCGAATACTATGGCACCAAATGGTTATAATATTTCTTTGGGTGGAAAAGGATCTGTCGGATATCATCATTCTGATGAAGCAAAAGCCAAAATACGTAAAGCAGCTCAAGGAAAAAAACATTCTAAAGAATCTATAGACAAAATGAGAAAGGCCAAGATTGGGAAAGTGATATCATTGGAAGCAAAAATGAAAATAAGTCAAGCATTGAAGGGACGAAAATTATCTGAAGAGACTAAAAGAAAGATAGGTAAGGCGGGAATTGGCAGAAAGCCATCTGAAGAAACAAGGGTAAAACTGCACAATGCACAACTTGGAAACACCAAAGGACTGGGCAGGAAACATCGACATACAGAAGAATCAAAAGCAAAAATGAGTTTGGCACAGAAAGGAAAGGAAATATCTAAAGAAACGAGAGCAAAAATAAGTAATGCACTTATTGGTCATAAGATTAGTGAAGAAACGAAGGCAAAAATTGGTGTTTCTAATAAAGGCAAAAAACGATCCGCAGAGTCGCTGCAACGAGGATGGGAAACAAGACGGTTGCGGTTAATTAGTGGAGATAAAAACAATGGTTGAATACGCACAAGGTAGTCCCATACTTGAAAATACAACGTGGAATCTCGCTTCGCTACCTCCTCAGGGGCATCCGGATGTCGCCAAATTTGCCTGGGAGTTGTTTGAAACCTCATGGCGGGAGCGTGATCGCCAGGGATTGCAAGACCGATGGAGGGCGAACGATAAACTCAGGCGTGGGGATCCAAGTTTGAACAAACCGGGGGATAAGAAACGAAAGGGTTTTACCCCCGTCAACCTATATTTTGCTAATGTAGAGCGGACTGTATCTAATATAACATCCAAGAATCCCATTGCCGAGGTCATTGATCTGTCCGGTGTCTCTGAAGCCGAGGAAGTGCCGGCGGATCTCTTGCTGACCAGTAAACTCAGAAAGTGGTGGAAGGATACGTATCAGAAGAGAAAACTCAAGAGTTCGGCACTCAAGATGGAGACCTATGGAATCACCATAGAGCATCCTTATTGGGATTACAATGCTAAAAAGGCCAATGTTGCGATCTTAGACTGTTTTTCCTTCTTCCCAGCCCCGGGCAATTATGAGGAGATCTCCACTGATTGTCCCTATATCTGCAATGCCTATGCGGAGCCACTGGAAGGGATTGAGAAGCAGTTTGGCGTTGAAGGCGTGGAAGCCGATGATATATATAACATTCTGGGTGAAGACAGGGAGGAGAACAGGCAGCTGCCTTACGGAAGGGGTGCGTTGCAGGAAGTCCAATATTCAGGCAGTTTTCAGCCCGTAGCCTATCCTGATCACGCTGGTATGGGGATCCGACAAAGAAGGGCAATGGTCGTGCAAATCTGGGTCAGGGATTACAGTCAAGAAACTGTTAAGATATCCACCATTACAGAGAAGATCGATGAAGTATCGGGGAAGCCGATTGTTGAAGAAAGGGAAGTAAAGCAAGACAAATACCCGGGCAATATCAGGGTGATTACCATAACTAACCGGGGAAATATGCTTTTATCGGATACCTCTAACCCGAATATAAACGAAGGTCTTCCTCGCGAAATCGCGGAAAAGACTCATTCTTATAACCGATTACCTTTTTACCTAGCGAATTCATATGAAGATACGACCAGTATTTGGGGTTTCTCCGCGGCAGAGCAGACAGAAGATCTTGTCAATAAGATTAGTGAGATTATCAGCCGGATGGTCGCTTATGTACTGCGTGTGATGTCCCCCCCGCTTGTTGTCCCAAAAGGGATTGGGATATCAAAAACGCAAATTCAGTCTCGGGCCACCAAACCTAATCTCATTTTGATGCCCAATAAGCCGGTGGATGCAAAATCAATCTTTTTTGTAACGATACCCAGCCTACCGGCCGATTTCTTTAACGTCCTGGACCGGATTATCGGCTTTTTTGACCGCATTTACGCAATCGAAGAGGCTGATAGGGGTACAACACCCAGGAGGGTGGTCGCCGCAGCCGCTATCAGAGCCCTACAAGAGCGGAATGCTGCGCTTATGCAGGCAAAACAGGAGAGTATTGAATATCTGGTAGAACACCGGGGAGCCTGGGCGATATCCTTTCTACAGAACTTTGGCAGTATACTGGAAAGCGTTGATGTTCAGGGAGAATTAACACCCTTCATCGGCCAGAATTTCGCCGGCCGCCAGTTCCAATACACTGTTGAATCGGGTAGCATGATGCCACAGACCAGTGTATGGATAGCAGAACGCGCGGAAGCGGCCTGGGCGTCAAAGGCCATTGATAGACAGGCCTACCTTGAGACAATCAATTTCCCTAACTGGAAGGAGATTGTTGAGCGAATTGGGGAGAGCCAACTTGATCAGGCCCTACAGCTTCTTATCCAGGCCGGTTTGCCTGAAGAAGATGCTCTTAAACTGAGACAAATGCTTCTAGCGAAGCAGGGAGGCCCAGGGAATAGGCCTCAGAAATCACAACCAGTGAAATCGCCGAAACCCATGAAAAGCGGGACGGCGAAAGAAGGAACTTAACCATGAAAAGATTATTTTTTCTATTATTGCTTTTGTTGCCTAGCCTAGTTTTCGCTAGTCCCTTTCTCATTTGTGATCCAAACCCAGGCGCAGAGAAAGTAATCCTGGAGATAAACGGGGTAGAGATCCCCGAGTTTCCGGCAGAGGTGGATGGATCCCTGAGATACGACCTTGTTGGTCTCGCAGAAGGGGCTTTCACAATTAGAGCTAAAGCCGGAAATGTGTGGGGCTGGACGGAGTGGTCTGACCCTTTGTCAGATACGAAGGCCACACCAAATGCTTTCGGTGGTCTTCGTGTTTCATCGGAGTGATTGATAGAATAAGGTCATTATTGGAGTAATGGAGAAACTATAGAATGAGCAAGAAAGAAAAGAAAAAAGAACCTCCGAAGCAGGCTGAGGTCGTCAAGCTTACGAATGGCATGATCGACGGTTTTCTGACTAACCCCTCGATCCTGAAATTGAGACAGTTGAAAGGCCTGCGCGCCGCATTGAGATATGAAATATTCAAGCTATGGGAAATGATTCTGACGAGTCCAGAAGCTAAGGCATTAGAAGCGACCAAGAACCAGATGGTGAAAGAGCACGAGGAAAGGCAGAAAACGCTTAAGGAAAAGGATCGAAAACCGCTTCTACTGGAAAGTGAGCAGGTTCAGAGTCTTTTTAAGATCGAGTCTGGATTGGAGGTCAAGAAGGTTACTATTTCCAGTGATCAACTGTCTGGTGAGTTTACACCCTTTGATATGAGTTCTTGTAGATGGATCATAGAGTTTAAGGAGTAAAATGCCACTTTACACTTACAAATGCCGAGAATGTGGTCATATCAGTGAAAAACAGATTCAGTTAAAGGATTTTGATCTCACACAGGTTTTACGTTGTGAAAAATGCGCTGGATTGGCTGACCGAATCATCAGTTTTAACGCTCATCACCGGGCAGACCCTACATGGCTTGATAG